CTTGGGCACGGGCGGTGACCCACTGGCCGTTCACCGAGTTAGCCATGTGAGGCATCTCGGTTACGCCCTGAGGATCTACGCACAGGCGGAACTCGCTATTGGCCGCACTACCTTGCAGAAGAGCAAGCGAGTGGGCCATGAGAGACCGGATATCACCCAGCAGTGACTCGATGATCGAACGACCGTAGTTGTCCGACGCCGAGCCGCCGGTCTTGAGTGCAAAGTAAGGCAGCACCAAATAGTCACCGATGTTCTTCGAGACACCACGGAACTCTTCGGTCACGTAGTATCTGTCTGTTTCCCAACAGACCTTGATGAACTTGGGTTCCAATCGCCGAGACCCGGCTTGCACCTCGGACGGGCCGACACGGTTCTGGTATTCCGTATCCAGTGTCTTGGGATCAACCCAGACACGGATGATCAACTCATGGATGGATCCGTCTTCCTTGCGGACGACAACATAGTTGTCAAGACGGTGCTTGCGATACTGGCCGTTGGGCAACATCTCCAATAGGGCGTCACCAACAACAACCAGATCCAAACTGATGTCATGCAACTGAGAACGGAAGTTACTCGATTGCAGATAGGCCATGACCTGTCGATCATAGGCCGTGATGGTATTGGTCACCATCTCGATCACATTGTCAGGCACACCAGAGGGTACCGGGATCTCCGGAGTGACAATGGATGAGCCGTTGGTAGGCAACACAGAGTTGGCAATCTTGGCAGCCAACGCCGTAGAGCCAATGGCCGGAGCCGAGTTCAATGGCGTATCAAGTTCATCTTGATCCGTGTAGGACTCGGGCGGCAGTACAATCGGATGAGTGTACTCGGCGCATTCACGTTTACGATCAAGGATGGTACGACGTTCGCCGTCCAGTTCCTCGAATCGTTGTTTGATTGTTTGTACGTCGTTCACGATGGGATCCCCAATCCTGAGTTAATCATTGACTGACGACCCCTAGAGGCGGATGACACCTTCCGTTCCCAGATCGAGTCACGCAAGGCGATGTTCTCTCTGGCACGGCGTTCGGTATCTTCGGCGATGATCTCATCCCGTGTGGGAGGAGCAGGAGGAGCCGGTGGCTTAGGCGGGCTGAATATGTCCATTCTGCTCCTTCATCACCGACGCCAACTTGGCGACGATGTACTGTTGTCCACAGACATAGGCATAGTCCGCAGACCCAAAGTCTTTGTAGTTCATGTAATCAGGATACTTGATCTGATCCATGAGCCAACTGAGGAAGTCCTCAGAGATGTTCGTTGGACACTTGGATCCCGTAGGTGTGGGGACCGAAGTGGAAGTTCCGAATCGCTTCTTCAATCGCTGCAATTGATCGGCAGTAACGCCGGACCTTACAAGCATGGTTACTTTCGTTGGTTAGGTGGAACCTGAGGATCATCTCTGCATCTGAGATACAGTTGATCGGCATCCGTCCACCACGGAACGCCCACTTGATGTTCTTCCACAAGGAGACCTGTCGTGCACAGTAGATCAAACCCCAGTGCGACAACCAGTGGAGACCTTGGACATGGTAGGCGATACTGTAGGGTGTCGTGTCCCACGCCCTAAGGTAGACACCTGTGGTACCACTCTTGGGTACATGATGAGTTGTGTTGGATACATAGCATTGTACATGAGCATACTGAGAATCAAGAACTATCTCAATGATTCTGTATACCAGATACTTGTACAACTTACGGAAGAACCCTAGAGTGGAATCCTTAAGGACATCCTCGGAGGAATAGAACACAATCACCAAGGGAGTCAAAAGCGCTAAGGGGTCTTTTTCTTCGCGGGCTTCCACTTCTTGATCTCCGGAGTCCACATCGTGAACTCGATCTTGTTACGCTTGATCTTCTCTGTTTCGTTGACGGTCAGGATCTTCACCAAGCGACCCATCTGCACACAGTACTCGTACGTCAAGCCATGTAACTGATACGCCGCAGCAACCAACTGCGTATAGTCACCTTCTGCGGCCAAGTACTTCTCAGCCTTCTTGGGACCGATACCGGGAATTCCGGGGATACAGTCAGTGGAGTCTCCGCTAAGCCACTGACGGTGGAAGTAGAACGATGCCCACTCGTCGGAGACATCATCCGTAATCTTCTTGATAGGATTCCAATGACGACCGGGGATCGTCAACAGATCCTTGTCAACGGTGATGATGCAGGTGTTGTCGAACTTGGTCTGGTAGATGCCCATGATGTCATCGGCCTCAAGACCCTGCTGGGAGGAGACCTGAACACCTTCGATCACACCTTCGTGGATCATCTCGTACGCCCTAGGCAGGTACTCAGGGATCTCACGGTCCTTGCGACTGGCTTTGTAGCCGGGGTACAGATCATGCCGGAAGTTCTTCTCACGGAACTTGGACATACACAAGTAGACACCTGAGTTCTCTTCCTTGTAGGCACCCAGTGCATCAACGACCCATTCATTCGTAATCGCAATCAGCATGTCGGCAAGATCCTGAGTGGATCCACCAGACTGTTCATTGAGGAAGACACTACGGTATGCCAGATAGTCGCCATCAATCAACGAGATCATACTTCAATCTCCTTGTACACCGGACGATCATCCAGTTCAGGCTTAAGGACACCCGCCTGAATCATCTCCATCGTGTGAATCGCCATCATCAGATTGGCGTAGGCATTCTGGAGATGGTTGACGGGAACAACATCACCAACATCGTTACGTTCGTGCGTCAGCCGCTCGATGAACTGGTCGATGTGTCGCTTACAGGACGATAGGTGACGCATGATCGGGATACCCTTCTCCCAGTTGCGATCACCGTACTTGGTTGCGCCTTCCTCAAGGACCTGAGCCAATGCTCGGGTGGCGTGGGTGGAGATCAGATCATACCGACCCTTGCCGGTCTGGGAACCACGAACTGCACCGGTAGCAAACGATTCACTGGACATCAGTGACACTCCGCCCATGACTTACCGATCTTGAACTCTCCATCCAGTGGGCACGCCAACTCGAAGTACTTACCCGAGTCTTTGATGGCCTGAACAGACAGTTTGCCGATACGCTCGGCGTACTCTTTCTTGGCTGCTTCGGATTGGAACTCGTCGTGGACATTCAGAATGTCTGCCCACTGAGTCCCGTAGGTGTAGACCTTGTTGATCTCACGGTACCGGAGACAACACGCCTTCTTCATTACCAACGCACCTCCACCTTGCAACACAGTGTTAAGCGCAGCGTGCTTGGATCTAATGGGGACGATGCGACCGTCAAGACCGGTGACGAAACCCTCATCGACGCATTGCTCGACCCACCGTTTAAGATCCGCCAACGCTCGTAGAGAGGCAAGGAATTTAGCCTTGAGAGCAGCACCATCTCTTGCTGTTCCGCCAACGATCTTGCCAATCTTCTCGTCACCTGCTCCATACTTAGTGTTCAGGTTGCTTCGCTAGAGCAACCCCGGATAGTCAATCCAGCCATATGTCGCCATATGGAACAGACTATATCATCACCGGCATTGCCGGGTTGTGCGCTTCCACTCGCTTGAGTGTACTCCCTGTCGGGATAGTCGTTGCACCTTTAGCGTGTCTTCCGTAGATATCGAATAGCGGACTTCAGATTGTCAATACTGTCTTGGAACAACCCAAGAGCGCGGTTGCAGTTGTGGCACAGAAGACCACGAACCTGTGCGGTTTCGTGGCAATGATCAACTGCAAGCAGTTCAGTATGTCCGTTGTTCCCGATCAAGAATCCCTTCGAACCGCAGATAGCACACAGGTTGTCCTGTTCCTTGAGCATCTTACGGTATTCACTTTCAGTGATACCGTAGACTCGCTCATAGTATGCGGTCTTTCCTCGGCACTGAGTAGAACAATACTTCTGTGAAGGTGCCGAAGGTGTGAAGGACTCGTTGCATGTTCGACATGTCTTGTCTTTGAAGAACCCGTTCGGGTATTTCATGTTGGTCTCCTTTCTGGAGACACGCTACTTGGCTCAGGATTGTCTCACCTTGGTGAGAGTTCCCCTGAGTTCACACAATTTTACTTCCTCTAGTTACCCAAGGAAGGCGTAGATGAATGTCTTGGCATTGTCTCGCGTCGGTAGACCGGCAGCGACTCTGTTGAACTCATGGATGTCACCCTCAAGAAGAACCTTTATGTACTCGCCATCATCATACCTAGCCATGTAATGAGCAAGCATACGCAACTCAAGCCCACTAGCATCGGCTCCCACTTGCCACCATCCGGGTCGGGGACCAAAGCAAGCACGGCATTCGTAGCCGTAACCACCCTCGAAACCATACAGGATCTCCTTGTTAGCACCCTTCTGGATCTTAGGACAGTTGACGTTGGGATCACTATGGGTCATGCGACCGGTGACCGCACCGTTGGTGTTCACCGAGTGGTGCAACCGTCCGGTCTCTGGCGACACAGCATCCATCCATGTCTGAGCCAACTCAGCACGCTGGTTGCACATCCTATAGTCAACA